ATAATTAAAAAATAAAGCCGAACCTTTTTCTGGTTTCACTTTGATGTTTAAAAAATCGAAAGTGGTTTCACCTCCTGAAAAATCATCATTCAAATAGATAATTAATGTAGCCATCTTATCATTGTTGGTAACATATTGGCCACAATTAAAATAGTCCATATGACTTGCTACATATTGACCAGGATAATATCTTTGTATTTGAGTTTTTTCAAAATGTTCAATACTAAAATTATTAATATAAGAAAATTTATCTTTTAATAATTGATAAGATTTAGACCTAATGCCATTGAAGGTAGAATCTTCATCAACAAAAGAACTTGAAGTTCTGCTGTCAAGTATTTCACTCTGTTTCAATTTAGTGTTATACATTCCGGATCTTTTGAATTTATTCAATTTCTCGGAATTGTCAATCACGAAATCACATTCTTCAGGTGTGAAAACATTGTGATAAAAGGATATGTAAGGTTCTTTGTTTAATATATTTTCTGTCATGCTCTGGACTCCGACCCACCACCTATTTTATATAAAATAGGAAACTTTATTACAACCTATAGGTTGCAATTTCATTATAATCCTTTATAAAAATTAATAGCTTTTACTAGACCATGTATGTGGTCTGATGTTTTCTGTTTGAAGATTAATGGCTGGTCATCTTCTACTGCCATAATAATCACAATATCATTAATTGGTGTACCAATCATTTCTTCATACATCAATGCGTATGCTGTGGTCTGCCAAAAGTAATCTTCAATGTGTGCTTCGGTTTTAACTTTCTTTGATGTCTTAAAGTCGATTACAGATAATACACCATCGAACTCACCAATGCAGTCCACACGACCTGCCATCTCCAGTTGTTTGGACCACAATGCACACTCTTGATAATGAATGTTATCGATTCTATTTAGAAGTGGTTTTAACGATACAAACATTTCTTTAGCGTCAGGCATAATATCACCTAATGGATCATTGTTTAGATATCTTTCACATAGAGTATGAACATTGGTACCACGACTTGTTGCCTTTCTTGATACACGATTGGCTTCTTCTTCGCCAACTCTCTTACGCCATTCCATAATGGCCTGTTTCTTTTGGGCGCCAAGCACCGTAGTTACTGAAGGCAACTTTGTACCATCTTCTAATGTATAATATCTCTTACCATCAGGAAAGGTTTCGGATTTTAAGTCAGCAAGGACTTTTGGTGGACAGAAATTAAACAATATCTTCTTCACTTTCATTAATAATTGCAATTATGCTTGGACTGTAACCTAGAATGTTTTGATTGAAGCTTTTTAGGTCATCTTTTTTAATTTCTTTGATACTATCATTATAACCAACTTTAATATCGTATATTTTACTGTTGGTTTTGATACTTTTTAAGATTTGATTTAAATCAACATAATCTTTATAAATGAAACCAACACAACCTAATATATTAATACAATTATTCTGCAGTACAATTTTGGTTGGGTCAACAATATTTACCGGTAAATTTATATTTAATTCAACGGACAACTTTTCGTAAGCCAATTCGGCAGAAGATTTGGTATCAATAACTTCAATATTTGAAAAATTATCAATCATAAAACCCGATACACCATCATACAGGTAAGGACTGCCGGGGGCAATCCTTGATATTCTAGCATTTGGATATTTTTTACTGAGTTCTTCAGCCAATTCAATAATACGTTTACCAACTCCGTTGGCTGATATTCTAGTACCATCTTCCCGATTCCAACACTTTTTAACCATAAATACAACTTTTTTCTGGTTGATAGGTTTATCTGAATTAATAAATTGAAAACCATTTTTTATAAGTAGATCAAAGCCTATGTGTGATGATTTATATTCTGACGATCTCTCAATATCGTTTAAATTTAAACTTCCTGACATAATGCAAATGGTTTGAACATCTTGCTGAATGAATTCCAAGAATTCTGGTGTAACAGAATCGGATGATATCGGTAAACCAACTATGTAAATCTTTGGCTTTTTTGGAAACATCATATTCTCAATTGTTGTTTTGTGGTAGTTATAGGGGTATACATATCGATTATATCAGGAAATTGTTTCTTCAATTCTTTTTCTTTGACATTACGATATTTTTCGATTGGTTCAAATCCACTAGCTTTTCTTCTTCTACCCATTTCTGGCCATTGTTGATGATATACCAAAGATTTTTCTGAATTAATCCAATCTTGGTTTATAAAATAGTCAGGCCTTTGTAATAAAAAATCAATCAGTTCCAATTTCATCCATGATGCCACCAACTCCGGAGTTTCAAGATAAAACCAAAGTTGGTGATTGGTATTATGGTCTTTACACCATTGCATAGGCATCACATAACTTGGATTAAACTTGAGGTGTATTTGATTGTTAAACGTATGATATATCTGTTCATATGCACCACCAATACCAAATCCACCTAATTCTTCCAGTTTTTCAAGCAAGAACAACTGTTGATAATAATATATCTTAGTTGCTCTGTAACCTTGGTCAAAATACTTCTTATAACCATCAGCAATAAAATTTGTTATGTTAATAGGTACTGTTACTTGTTCAATCTTATATTGATTACAAAACCAATCAGCATAACGAGTTTCGTGTTCGTTTGTTCCTTCTTCGTGTTTTAGAGTGAGTGCTTTAAATTTAACTCCCATCTTTAACAATATACGAGCGACCAGTTCACTATCTATTCCACCACTCAACAAAACATAAATTGGTTTATCAGTAAATTTTACCAATTGAAACATGGCTGAGAATAATTCTTCTTTCCATGGCATTAAAGGTCGTGTTACTGGTTTAAACTGAACCTTAAACCTCTCATCGATTTCGGTATTTGGAACATTCACATATGAATAATCAAAAGCAATCATTTACTATTTTTTACCTAAATTCACAAAATCATTTTCAAAATTATAATATTCTTCACCTGGATATTCATCACTATATTTTAAGTTCTCATCAATCGACATCACATTGGCTTTTCTTTTGAATAGAGGACCTAAACTGCCAATCTTAGGTTTATTAATATAATCATCATCACCATTCACATCGAAAATATAATCTTTCATTGGCATTTTGGTGTTGTAAGGTTCTCTTACAATTATGTTATTACAATTATTCATAGACCACAATTGAAAATCTTGCGTGCCGTAGAAACTATTATAGTTCTCATCAAGCTTGAGTGTCGACCTGTGCTGACTGAAAACCAACATTCTAACATAAACATTCTGCCATTTCAAGCAAAAGTTCATCCACCAGAAATATTTGCATATGGTATCAATCTCTATTGGTGCAGCGTCTGCTAATTTCTTATATAAGTGAAACAGATTTTCCGAGTATATTGAACCACCTTGTGTTTGAAAGAAATCAATGATTAGATGTTCGTTACCTTTAACTGTCTTAAACACATCATCTGGTATTTTCTTTTTTCTATATTCTCTGATTAGAGTTGAACCCATCAGTTGGTCACCATTCTCACCTGAGGTGAAGATGTAGTTATCATTACCCAAATAGTAGGGGAATTTGTAAGAAGAAACACAGTTGAATTTTTTAATGATGTAATCACGGAAGAAATTAGGATTCTCATCGATACTATCTTGATTTAAGAGCACCACAACATTCTTCAATTGTTCACCGGTAGCATTCTTTAATAAGGAACATAGTATTAAAGTTGAATCAACACCACCACTATACATAACCACTAATTTTCTGTTGGTCTGTTCAGCCTTAGTCAATAACTCTTTAGCTCTAGCATCACATACTTCCGAAAATGAGTTATCAATTTTCTGGAAAGCAGGCACCACGGCCATAGGTAATACTTTTGTTTTGATTGGTGTTGTTATGATTTCAGTTCTATCACAAATGAATAGATTGGGTGCAAAACTCTTATTCACATAAGAAAATTCTACACCACCTGGAATCTTATCTAATAGTTTTTGGTTGTTCTCATCTAAAAAAACATCAACACTACTATAATATATTAAAGAACTCATCCAATTTGTCCGTAAGTGATAACCTCTTTATTGAAGTTCTCAATGGTAGTTTTTAGATTCTTAATGTCGGTTTCATCACAAATCAAATCTTTATATTTCATTCTAAGGGTTTCAACTTCAGCAAGATATCCAGATTGAAAATCATGTTTTAAACAGATTCTTTTGGCTGCTTCTTGTAGTGTCAAACCTTTTAGGTTGGCATAACCTGTTGTATAAGGATACTTTAGACAATCATCTTTGTCAATACTTAAACTTAAAATTTCTTTTGCTTCTAGGTATTTTGAAAAATAGATTATATTTTGAAGTGGTAGGTAACTGGTGTGTTGAGTGCGTTCATAATCAATTCTTGAATTGACGAATTCCAACGCAAACACTTTTTGATTAATTAAAATGTAATTGGATAGTTCTTCTACTGAATTAAAATTTAGATTCTCAATCCAATTATTTCCTGAAGAATTTAATTGTAATTTCCAGCTTTGGCTTCGCATGAAGTTCACTTCTGGATAATTTCCGTTACCCATATTATTATTCCAAAATCCACTAACTACCTTCTTATCGATTGTAGCGAATGCCTTAACGGCAGAATAATCTTTACTGGTAGCAATCAATCTATTGGACAAATCAACCAAAAGAAATAAATTTTGAGATTGTTTTGTGTTTATTTGTTGATTTGTTTTATCAATAAAATACTTTAACGATTTATAAACACACGCTTCTACATCAAATTTTGTTAACATAATAAACTTCTTTCAATTCAATAATAAATTAATTTAGATAATCACCAATGGCTTTTGCAAAAGAATCATAAATGACTTGGCAATTTTCTTCGATTTCATACATTCTTTGGCCAACACCTTTTGTCCAAAAACAAAATCCTTCAACATCAGGTCCCATAAATGGCGAACCATCATCAGTTCTCACATATTCTTTACTTGGGTGTGGATTTGCTGTAATCAATGTAAACATCACCAGGTTTGGGTCAGTTTCTATAACACTTGGACGCCATGCAGGAGTCCAACGAACCATTATAACTCCAGGTATTTTTTTTAATTGTCTGGCTAATTTTCTTACGTCCGGATTGTCTAGTAAATCTTCTCTATCAATCATGTAGGTTCTCCTTCGATTACTTTACTTTGTTCGTAAACTTCAATGTCATTAACAATAGTCATTTTGTCGCTGATGATTTTGATGGGTATAATTTTTTTCTTTGGATTTTCTTTATGTTCATACATAACACCCCAAATGTCTTGGCGATCCAATGGCAGATGTTCATTGTTAATGAGGAAAGGTATGTATCCGTTAGTCATTTCTTTAAACGCCATTGCGAATGTAGCGATTGCATCTGAGTAGGCATTATTGCATGATGTATCCCAATACTTTTCATCCAAGAACATACAAGCACCCTGACAGATATGTAGAACAGGACAACTAGCACAATCAGGTCTATTCATCCAATGTGTGGATGATTTCAATTCTACATTTTCAATGTCATCCATCTTACCACCAAGATGACTTTCACCATTCTTTGATGTTTCCACAGCACTAACATTCTGACAAGTGGTTACATTACCACGCAAGTCTACTGCCAATGTGTTCTCATCATCCATGCCACACTTTTGACCGAGATACTTTGCTTCACGGTGATTCAACACGGAAGATTTAAAAGAATCTTTTTTCTGTCTAATTGTACCAAAACCAAAATAACCATCATCTGAAGTAGAAAAGTAATTCATATCATTAAAGGCCAATTGTCTAAAATCAAAGTGTGCTTTTTTAGTATTTAATGAGTTCTTTAAACCATCTTCATCATATGCATCTACGAATCCACCTTCACCTACAACCACACGCTCATCGCCAGTAAAATCAACAAACCATTCAAAGATTTCTTTTCTACTCATGTTCTTAGCGTTTAACATAGAGTTGAAACTCATACGGCCTAGAGGCTTCAATACATTATATAAATCTAAGGCAATTTCTTTCTTCTTTGGATCTACAAATGGATCAGGACCACGCACGTGTTGACCTGGTCCGTCATGTGAGATAGCAACAGAGAATCCCATAGCATACAACCATGCACAGATATCTTCAGTTAATAGTGATCCGTTTGTAATAACAGAAAACCTTGGTTGATTTTTCCAATGAGCAAACTTGGCACGCAACGCTTCTGCCAAAGGTTTCATGGTCTTCCAATATACAAATGGTTCACCACCCCAAAACTCAATCTTCAAACCTTTTTCTTCGCTGAACTCTAATGTTTCCATCATGGCCAAAAAGTTAGGCACATCTTTTGGATTTGTTTCTGTAGCACGTTCAACAAACTTTTGTGAGCAATAGTCACAAGAATAGTTACATGATAAACCCATTTGAATCTTCAAATGGCGTACCAGTTTGGACTTTTTGAGTGGGTTTTCTTTACCAAAAGGAATGACGGGCAACTTGTTCGAGAACTTTTTTGGATTATCAGACCGCCAAATGTTACCCTGGCCATCTTTTAACACATTCTTTTCATTATCATAAAAGAATATCTTTTTGTCTGTTGCACTTCGTTCTGCATGAATTTCAAAAATCATATTATATTTCCATTAAATTAAATTATTAACCACCACAATCACAGGCACAGGCGCAATCACAGGCACAAGCACAATCACAGGCACAAGCACAATCAACACAGGCGCAAGCACAGGCGCAATCTACACAAGCACAGTTACAGTTACAATCACAAGCACAATCACAGTTACAATTATATGTAACATTCGTTGCTTGTGTGCAGTTGTAGGCGGCCGTGCAATTCGTACCTGCTTGAATATATGCCTTAGCATCACAGTTCAAACAGTTGATAGTACCAGAAATGGTACAGTTATTACATTGAATATTTCCTGATCCACAGGCGTTGGTACAGTTACCATTGGCACAGGCACCATTGTTATTTGATTGATAATAGTTCAAACCATGTAAACTGTTAAAGTCAGTAATTACTGGAATACTGTTATCTTTAACCCAAGACATTGCTGGGGAGTATCCAGGTGTGGAAGCTCCCACTAGCGTGGTTACGTCTGCGAATGATATGGCGCCGGTTGCTGGTAATGTCATGATTTTCTAGTATATAAAAGTAATAATAGCATATTTATCCTAGTTAAAATATGAGGTATCGTGTGGGTTTGATGAGGATATGGTGAATCGTTTATCTTCCATAGCCTTGGTTTGTTTGGTTAATTCAATCAGTTCTTGCCTGACTTTTTCCTTGTTCTGATATTCGTAGTATAACCGCTGTTGTTTGGACATTCCTCTTTTTTTGCTCATCAGTTCTCCTGTTATTTTTATTATCTTCGGATAGCTTTTGAGTTTTAACTACGGGGGCAACTTTGGCATTAACACCTCCTCGGTTTATCAGTAGGGCAGGCAACTGAGTGGATATTACCATTCTCTTGGTGCCTTTGTTTTGTGACCATCTTTGATGGTATTCTGTCCAACTTGTTCCTTCATACGACCAATGACA